TCAGCCTTTTTCGTCGATCCCCGCTTGCAGAGTCTGGCTGTCCAGATTGCCGCTCAGGGTCACCGGGCCGACTTTCAGATTGCCGTTATCGAACGATACCTTCGGTGCGTTCTCCTCGGTTTTCTGCGGTAGATCCAGTCCGGCTTTCACCCCATATTCACGGTTGACCAGATCGCTGCTACCGACCTTTGAACCGCCCAGATCGACCTTGCCGTCAGTCGATGAAATCCGTGCGCCGGTCAGCTGCGCGCCACCACCAACGTTCAACTTCACACCCTGATTGCCACTGATGGCGGACGCCTGCGCCACGCTGTCCTTGTGCGCGTATTCGCCCTGCGCTTTCAACGTTGGTTTGTAGTCAGTGCCGGCGAGTTTTTCCTTGTCGCTCGGTGGGTTCTTCTTCGCCGTCAGGCCCAGATCGACATCGACCCTGGCTTGCGTCTTCGAGTACTGACGGCTTTCGACGGTCAGATCACCGGCGACCTTGCCGCTGACAGTGTTCGCGTCGATCCGCGCGCCCGACAGCTGCGCATCCCCCGCGCTGTTGAGCACCACGCTGTCAGCCTTGATCTGGCTGTTCTGCTGGGTGGTGCCTTGCAGGTAATCGACGCCGACCTTGGCCCCGGCGTTAAAGCCGTGGTCACTGCTGGCCTTTTCATCGGCTGCGGTCGGGGTCTTGCTACTCAGATTGCCGCCGGCATTCAGCGCGACGTTCCAGTTATTGCGGCTCTCGGTGGACTGCGCCGACTCCTGAATCAAACCGCCCTTCTGCGCATCGATGCTGACGTTCGGCGCACTGACTTGCGTGCCTTGCAGGTGCACCGCGTCACCGCTCAGCGCGACCCCGCTCTGGCTGTTGAGTTGGCCACCGGTCAGGGTTTGCGAGCTTTCGTTGATCCGGCCGATGTTGAAGTTGCCGCTCAGGTTACCGCCCTGATCACGACTCTTCTCGCTGCTGGATTTGCTGCCGCCGCCCTTCAAACCGCCGCCGAGATTGCTGCCAGTCGCGGTGTGCGTATCAACGGCCGCTTGCAGATCAAGCTTGCCATCAGCGTGCAGATCGATAGCGCCGGCGCTGTCGATCTTCGTGCCTTGCTGAACCTGATTGCCGCCGCTGCTCAGTTGCACCGGACCGTTGGCGCTGATGCTCGCCACATGGGCCTGAGTGTCAGTGGTCTGCTTGCCGGTGTGATCGAGCTGGAAGCCAGCGCCGAGGTCGACGTTGGTGCCGTCGATGCCCGGCAAGGTGCCGACCGTCAGCGAGCCGTTGCCGCGCAGGCTGGAGTCGCTGCTGCTCTGGCGGTCATTGGCCTGATTCAGCGCCAGATCGCCGCCGGTCTTGATGCTCACACCGCCCTGGCCGCCGTCGAAACGGCTGCCGGCGAGCTGCGCGTCACCGCCCACTTTGATGTTCACGCCCTGACTGCCGGCAAAACCGCCGACCACTGCGGTGCTGCTGTCCTTGCTGCTATAGCTGTTGCCACCGGCGCCGCTGCCGGCGACGTTCACGTCTTCGCCGGTCTTGGTGTAGACCCGCACGTCGACCTTGGCGTCCACTGAGTTATCGGTGCTGCTGTGGGTGTTGCTCGCGGCATCGGCCACCAGTTTGTCGGCGCTGATGTTGACCTTGCCGTTGCTGGCGCTGTACTGAGTGCCCTGGTCGTGCAGGGTGCCGGCAGTTTTCACCTCGACGCTGCCGCCGTCGAAACGGCTGACCACGGCGTTGCTGTTGTGCTCGGTCTTGTCGGCGCTGCCGTGACCGATCGCCACGTCGAGGCCGACGTTCGGCTGGCCAAGATTGCTCAGGGCTTCCTTGTCCGGCACCTTGCCGTTGAGCACATCCTTGACTGCACCGGCAATCGGGCGGGCGATGTCCTTGTACTCGACGTTGGCGCCGATGTCCGCCGACCAGTTGCTCTGATTGTGGCTGCTGCTTTCGGTGTTGCTGGCGGCGCGGTTGTCGATCTCGTTGGCCGCGACGTTCACGCCGTTGCCAGCCTTGACCTGCGCGCCTTCGGTAACCAGCTTGTCGGCGTTGATGTTCAGGCTGCCGCTGCTCTGCACATTGGTGGTTTGCGCGCTGGTTTTGCTGCCGCTGTCTTGCGTGGTGCTGTGGGCAAAATCGACGCCACTGCCGGCGCGGTCGAGGCCGCCGGTGTAGTAGAAACCGCCGCCAGTACTGGAGGTGTCGGATGAGGTTTTGTGGCTGTCCTGTTCGGCCAGCAACGACACATTTTTGCCGCTCAGCGTGGTGTCGCCGGCCGTGGATTTGACCTCACCGCCTTTCACTGTCAGATCGCCGCCGGCCTTCACCTGCACGCTGCCACCGCTGAGGCTCGAGCCTTGCTGGTTGACGTCGTTGCGGGTGACGGTCTGCTGCTTGTCTTCGTAGTGCACCCCGGCGCGGTATTGCTCCGGCATTTGCTCTTTGGCGTAGGCATCGAAGCCACGGGTTTCGGTGGTCGAGCTGCTGTCGTGAGTGTTCTGCGTGGAATGCACGTTCACATCACCGGCGGCGTCCGCCGTCAGCGCACCGCCGGCCTTGACCTTGGAGCCGGCGACTTCGATGTCCTTGGCACTTTTGAGCTTGAGGTTGCTGTCGGACACCAGCTCGCTGCGCAGCGTGGTGCTGTCTTTGGCGTTCTGCCGCGACTCGTCCTGGAGGGAGGGGTTAAGTTTGAGAGGGGTTCCAGACAGGCCTGAGATGGCTGAGAGGCCCGTATTGCGCGGGCTTGGGGCGTTTTGGTACCCATTCAGAAAATAGTTTAGTTTGCTATTTTTTTGGGTAATTAATGGGTAAAAATAGGTAATAAATGGATAAAACCGAGATAAGAAATGGGCAATTATTTACCCGTTTCTGGTCATTCCAGATCATGGCGAGATTATGAGGAAGGAGAGCCACCAAGGCAAGGTTGCCTGGTGGATGGTGCATCTTCATAATTGGGGCGTCGGCTGACGTGGACTGGAGATTTGGGACCAGCTCCTGTGCCAGCGCAAGCTGGATTACTGATTATGCGGGGTGGCCCACCCGCCCAGCCGACTATATTTTCCCGTCTAACAGTTCGTATCGACTGGCTTCCTTCAGGTTGTGTTTGTCGATAACCCCCAGCGATCGCACCACGTTGTATGTCACCTTCTTGCGCTGCACTTTGTCCTGGACGTCGATCGCCACGGCAGCGCGCCCCTTCTTACCGCTGACATCACCCTTGAGCACGACCAGGATGTTCTGGTGTTCCTTGTCCCACAACACCGCCTGGTAGTCGGATAGACGCAAAGGCAAGTTGTCCAGCCATGTCGACGGCAGACTTTTGTCAGTCCCACTGCGATTGCGGGCGCTGGTCTTGCCACTTTTGTGGGAACCCTCGAGATGAGGAATGTCTTTGTCCTTGACGGTAATCAACGCATTGCGGGGCACGATCCCCTTTTTGGTTGCCAAGACGTCCAGCAGTGGCGAAGGCATATAGCCGGCACTGTGTACTGAGCCATTGGACTTGCTGCCCCGTTCCTTAAACCGGTTCAGAAAGTGTTGCCAGCTTTGGGTCTGAGCCTGCAGGTACTCTTCCTGATATTGCAGCGCACTGCCACGCTGCTTCGCGGGCATCTCCATCAACTGCTCGCCGAATTTAATGTCCGGCCCCAGCCAGGCTTTACCAACGTTATAATCAAATCCGGTGTCAATGCCTTCTGGCGTTTCGCCGTAATACCGTCCCGTAGTGCGATTTACTCGTGGCGTATAGCGGATGTCAGGATCGGGGCTGACACTCAGCCCCTCTTTGTTCATTTGAGAATCGCTCAACTGGCGCGCATTGCAGCGGCAACCGTACCCATTGGGCGGATAGTGGGTGTTCCAAAAAGCGTGGTCGACCGGCAGTACCAGGTTGTTCCAACTCAGATGCTGATCGCGGGTGAATTTATCTTCAATGGCGTCATACATCAGGTAAGGGAACGCCCATTTCGCTGCCTCGATCTTGGCCCATTTGCCGGCCATGGCTGAGGCGCTCATATTGGTTTGGTATATCACCCTAGTGCGCCACCCGCGTTTGCCCTTATAGCTCCAACCATGGCGGGTAACAATCTCATCGAAGTCCTTTCGAAAATCTTCAATGGTTAGCCCCTCATCCTGCATTCGCAGGATGCTTTTATGGAAGTCTTTGAGCAGATCCGCTTTGGTCGCACCCGCCACGGTAAAACCCTTGGCGTGCGTGTCACCGAGCATGTCGTCCCATCGCTCAGTCGGAATGCGAAGTTTCTCGCGTAGATGGGCGATCGCCTCCTCGGATTTGACCGAGCCCAGTTCAACATTAGGCATCGGACAACCCTCGGGCAAACGATAACTTCAGTGCCTGATCCAGAATTTTGCGGACTTCCGCATCATCCATCGCGCCCATGACTTCAGGCAGTGCCTCAATGAATTCATTAAAGGTCCGATTTTCCGCAATATAGGCGTCAAGCATCTCGCTGATGGGGGCGAGCCAATCGGATTCAATGCTCGTATCGAGTGCACCCAGCAATTCTTCATCCAGTGGGGAAGGTTCGATGGGAGCGGAGAACGCGGCCTCTTTGGGAGACGTCGCAGCCGGTGCCGTTGCAGCAGTTTTCCGATCCAGCACCAGTTCCCCGGGCTTGGCCAAGGGGATCTGTAGCCGTTCATGGGCGTAGGCTACCGGGACATCGATGTAGCCACGAGCGATGTCCAACAACTCAGCTTCTTCCTTGCGCGCGCGGCTGGTGTCATACAGCTCGAAGCGTGGAGGTTCAGCGCCTTGAAAATTCAGCTCAGTGATCCACTGAAACAGCTGCGTCATGGTCGACTCGACAATCGTCCGATCGGAGGCGTTTACGTCGCGCTCCCGGTCGCGATGCGTTTCACTGGCTGCCCGTGATCCCCCCCCTTTGATTTCGGTGGCCAGCGTCTGACTGGTGATGGCTTTGGAGATCTCGGCGTTGCATACGGCGATCAGCCGTTCGTGCACCAGTTCCCCAGACACTTTACTTTCCATCAACTCAACGCTGGCGCTTTGAGGGATTACCGCGACTGACAGCTCCACCATGGCCGCGAGGTTTTCCGCCAGTTCCTTCTGCTGCTTCTTATCCGTACCGTCTGGGTATTTGCCGATCGGCCACGGAAAGCCGAAGCGTTCGCAGAATTTGCTGAAAAACTTGAAGCCGCCGTGCTTGAACACATAGGGCCAGAAACAGCTGCTATATAACGCTTCGCCGTACGGGTTGCGCTCGCTGGGCATATGCCGACTGAGGAGGAATACCCGTTCTTGCACCGGCTCGCCCTCAAATGGATTCGCCCTGGTACGCAAACGCAATGTGCCGTCACGATGGAACAGAAAACGCCGGTTGGGACGATCCTTGATCTCCTTGGGCAGGATCGCACCATCGCGATATTCCCAGATCACCTCATGCACTGTCATGCCACGCAGCACACACTGCATCATGTTCCACAGCGTATCGTTCCAGCGGTTATTGAGGCTGGGCTGCCGCTTGAGAATGGAACGGCAAAGCTCGGCGGCCGCTTTGTCCTGCGTGCTTTCACCGCCCGGTGTGACGCTGTATTCATGCCCCTGTAGTCCGGCCTTCATCGCTCGGCGCTCGGCAATCACATGCGCATCACCCGCGATCGAATCGTAGACCTGCTGGCTTTTGCCGGATTTGCGCAGAATTTCATCCGGGTTCGGCAGGATGGCCAGCGTGCTGTAGAAGTCCGGATCGGTGGTATGCCCGGCCACCTCTTCGGCGGAGATGGCACTAGCAGGTGGCTGGGTCATGTTTTTGGGTTTAGTGGTCATACATCAATCCAGGAGGGCGTCATAGCCCGCGTATTCAGTAAAGGGACTCGAAAATCCGTAATCCATGCCGACCATGTCCGGCAGCATGCCTCCAGCCTGGCTAACCGCTAGACTCCAGAGCATCTCCAAAGCGTCCGGGCCATCGTCGTGGTCGGCTTCCGGCCAGTACCGCAGTTGCTCAACCAGGGTGGTCTGGCTTTGCCTCAAACGAATAAGGCCGTTTTGCACATGGGGCTGCAGACTTTCAATGCGAAGGGTCTTGTCGGTATGGGGAAGAAACGGCATGGCCGGTACCGGAATCCCCATTTTCGCGCTGCGCTTGATCAATTCAGTGCGCAGGAATTCCTGGAATTGGACGCTCTCACAGCGCCATAGAATGCAGCGGTACTGCCGCTGCATTTCGATCACGTCGCTGATGATCGTGTCCGGCAAACGTCGCCTGATATTCGCTTCCACGACATCGAGCACGCCGTTGATACGGTCATAGCCCCCCACCAGAATGGCGCTGGGGTCACGTCCTTTGTTGTTCCTGCCAAGACTCGGATCCATCGAGCCATAAAACACCCAGTGGCGGCTGGGCTGAACCCAAAACTGGATGTTCTTGAATGGCGCCAGGTCATCGCTACCCGGGGAGTTCTGCTGTTCGGCGTCGAATGCGGCGTGATCTTTCGCTCGCTTTTTCATGAGCGCAACGAGCGGACGAACGGCGCCCCAACTGAGCACGGCGCCCTTGTTCATGGCCGTCTTGTGCTTCTGGTAAAAATGGTCAGCTGCAGCTTCACTCTCGTTCAGCAACAGCTCTTCCCACTTCTCCCAAAGCGACATGTTGTCCGGCCACTGGATAATCGACTGGAAGCGGCGGCCGTGCCAGAGCGGCGCCTTCAGCGCTCGGTTCAGCACCGAGTCGTAGTGCAGCACCGTGCCCCAATACAACACGTCCATGCTGCCATCCGGCGGGCCGACCTCGAGCACTTCACGGTGGATGCGTTTCCAGACCTTGTCGCGGTACTCCTTGTTACGGACGTTTTCGTCGTTTTCGAGGTCGTCCAGAATCACGAAGTCGGGGCGGTACGGGCCGTGATTCAGACCACGTACCTTTTTGCGAATACTCGCGGCGAGAAACTTGATGCCGTTACGGCTGATCATGCAGCCCGCCCGCCAGACAGAGCCCTGCCCGCAAATGTCGGGATAGTCCTGGGCCAGTCGCGGGTTGAACTCCAGTTCGACCTTGACGCCTTCCAGCATTTCCTGGGACTGCTCCAAGGTGTCCATGATGATCAGGCCGTAATGCTTCAGGGCCTGCACCACGACCCAGACCGACAGCAATTTCACGCCGGTGGTGGACTTGCCCTCGCCACGCGGAGCTGCGATGGCCTCCATGTGTCCACCTTTACCCAGCAACTTGGGCGCCAGTTCGTCAAACACGAACGTGTGCAGGATCGACTCAGGGCCGTGGCAGTAGTGCGGGAAGTAGGTCTGGCAGAAAAAACGGAAGTCAGTTTTACCGCGATCACGGCGTGCTCGAGCAGCAGCGGGATCTGTCGCGAAACCCTGACATTTGGCCTCGATCAGCTGCCGCTGCTCCTCCGCCATCGCCTGAAGGCTTTTGAGAAACTCACTGTGTGAAGTCTTCTTGCCGCCGGCCATCAGCCATACTTCCGACTTAGCTCGATGCCGAAAGGCTCAAGGTGATTGAGTAACCCAGATGCCAGATCTGGGGCCTGCTCACGCAAGTACTCCATCAAGAGCGTCAGCACCTCGCCGGTAATAGCCAGTTTGTCCGCCGCCGGGTAAAGGGTGCGAACCATGCTCTGGGTCTTGGAGAGTGCATCTGCCAGGCGGATCAGCGAGGACGCTCGATCGGTGGCACTGATCTGGCATTCAGGGTCGCGCAGTTCCTTGGCCACCGAAGAGTGCAAAATCGAGTAGTCCTGGAGCACCTGGTTAAAGAATTCACGCTGGCTGTTATCGCTCAGCTGGTAAGCCGCCCGCGCGGTGTCCCAGTCATCACCGTTGTCTTTGGCCAGCATTCGCCAGCGTTTGATCGTGCCATGACAGACACCGCAATGCTCAGCGATGTCCTGCAGGGAGCGACGCTGGATGTAAAGCATCCGTGCTTTACGGTGTTTCTCCGGGTCGTGAGCCATTACTTGTTACCCAGCAAACTGATACCGGCGATGACGATCGAAGCAAGCGCAATCAGGCTCGGCAACATCTTCAATAACCAGCTTCCGGCACGACCGACCGCTTGCTGATCGCGCTTCCAGTGAGCCAATTGCTTCAGCTCCTCATCACGCTGTTTCGCCTGCTCGGTCATGCGCTTTTCCATTGCTTCCAGATGGCGGTGCATCTGATCCTGAGAACGAGCGACCAGATCCGAGGTTGCCATCCGCTCGATAGCAGCCGTCAGGTCTTTCAAGAGCACCGTATGGTGATCAAGTTGTTGCTGCATCGCTTTCTGGTTGCCGTCCAGCTTCCACACCTGTTCCTTCACCCGGCTGAATTCCTGACGCGAGACATAGCTCATACACGCACCTCGATTTCGGGGCCCAAGTGACCGCGCAGCAGGCGCAAACCGCCTTTCGCGGCAAAGTCTTTGGGCGTGTATTCACTGCTCGGTACAGCTTCGTCCAACAGGCCCATGCGTTGGTACGCTTCGGCCAAAAGCTCAGAGCAGAATAAGGACGACAGATCTTCGCGGTTCAGACCGCCAAAACCGTCGTAGGCAGAGCGCACCAGTTCCAAGTTGCTCAATTCATAGGGACGACCTGCCACTTCGCGACGCAGGCTGGACAGAGCCTCCCAGTCCTGTGCGCCCAGCGTGACGTCTTGGAGGCGGCGAATACTGACCGGCCCGTCGTATCGAGCCAGGCGAGCACTGAGGCTAACCAGTTGTACGCCCTGGCGTAGCACGCCGCTGTCGAGGTCGACCAGGTCGTTCAAGGTGGTGCTTTCCCACAACAGCACGGAATCGAACTGCGGCAAGCGCACCACCAGTCCCACGTGGCTCCAGGCAGAGCGCGTGAACAACTTGATCCCCGCACTGATCGGTCCCTTGCCGGAAAACAGCACCAGGTCACCAGTTTTCAGTTCATCTCGCAGAACGCTGTAGCTAACGGCTGACGTCATACCCATGCCCTCCGCGCATCCTTGCCGTACCAGCGGTGGCCGTTACGCATGTCGACGTGCAGGAACGTCTTGTAGAAACCGAACGATCCGAAGCCAGCTTTCTCACAGGCAGCCGCCAGGCTATGGCGATCATGCCCCGCAAGTTGAATGTCGAAAGCGAGGGTCAGGTGCTGGCTGGCACCTGCACCACCCACTGTACGGTTGTACGCCTGGCAGCGATGTCCAGAATTGATGACGAAGGGTTTGCCGATACGGCTGCGTGCGCGCTGCAGTGAGTCGAGCGCGGTCTCATCGTGGTAGTACTCGCCACAGTGGCGGCAACTCAGTTCGACCGGGGAAAAGTTCGGCCAACGCCAGTCACCGCGATATTCTCGCCAGTGGGCATAAAGTTGGGGCGCTCCAGGGGATGGGCGCAGGGAAAGGGGTTGTTTGACCATATTGCCTCCAGAATGTGGAGGCAGTATCGCGGTGAATATTTAGTGGGCTAATGCCGACCCATGACTAATAGACGATTAGCCGCAAAGCTTCATCTGCACAAAGCTGGGAACCGGTTTTGGCGATCGGCTGAAGGCCAAAATGCGCTCGATATGACGCTCGGTATAGCCGAAGCGAATGGCCAACTCAGGCGTGCTTTCACCGCCTGCATGGGCTGCGATGATCGCGCGGTGACGAGCTTCGCGTTGAATGCTGTCGAGCTTGGGCAACTTCAACCAGGTGTGCCCGTAACGCGCACCCAGCTTAAGAGCGAGCGGCTCGCCTAACAATTGCACCAGCCAGTTGTCGGGCTGATTACCCAGCCAATTGACGTTGGGAATGTACACGCGCAGACCTGGGCGCGCTGACACTAACGCCAGGGCAGCCGGCTCACCAACAACGTCGATCAATTCGCGGAACAATGGAGGCAGATCTTGGATGTCGAGTAGTGAGGTCATGGCCATTTCCTTGCGTGTCTTTGCAGCATGCTACCGCTCATCCTCCAAAAGTACAAAGCCCCGCAGAGCGGGGCTTTGGAGTGCATCTTGTGCCATTAGAAGGAATCGAACCCTCGACCTGCTGATCCATGAACAGCCGCTCTACCAACTGAGCTACAACGGCGCGGCGCGCACCTTACCCGCCTGAACCAGAACTGGCAATATCGCGTTTTTTTAACAGGCGAATACGCCATCCTTTTAGCGCTTCGATAATCTGCCGCAGCATGTCACTGTCTTGAGCCAGCCACTCCAGTGAATCGATACCGATACCGCCATTCATGCGACAGGTTTGGCGCTTGACCCAGCGGATCAGAGCCGTCTCCGAGCTGTCGCGAATATGGCCTTCGATTCCCATTTGAATCCACACCGCACGCAGTTTATCCAGTGGTGTTTTATCGGCCTGGGCCTTGTTGCGACTGGCCGGGCTGAAGCGTCCACGTTTTGAAGGTGTGACAGGTTGAAAGCCGCGATCCTGCATCGCCTTCAGTACCGACTCCAGCTCCGCGTGATTCATCTTGCTGCAGCTTGTTTTGCCGGTGGCCAGCTGCAGCAAACCACGATAGGTATCGTCATCGAGGCCGAGCTGCTGCTTGCCGATGTGAATCTTCGCGATCAAGGGATTGCGAGCGGCCTTCATATTTCGCCATCCAATAAAACGACATTAGCCATGATCTGAAGAAAACCCATGTAGCTCATCGCATAAATCCTCCAGCGTAAAGCTGAACGGAAGCTGGTTCGAAGGGGATGGCGGGACTTGGCGGCTTCGATATTTCACATGAAATATTGATATTACCAAGAGAAAATTTTCCGACCATTCGGCACTCAAACATGACATGGACATGGGCGACCAGCCAACCAGTCGCAACGCCAAATAGAAGCATGACAAGCCATAAGGCGCAGTCCCCCCATAGGGTTCTAACGGTCTTCCGTGGCGTTTTTTCAGTGTTTGGTGCGGACATTGCCAGCCTCCCGCATTGCGGTAACAACTTCCATGTAGCTGGCAAAACCATTCAGCTCTCGAAGGATGCCGATGGTGGCCTGGTCGTCATCGGTGGCATTGAGAAGGATATCGAACAGGTGGTGAGCACCGACATAGAACGCTCGTCGGCACTCTTCACGTTGCAGCGCTGAGGCACCAAGGGGAATCACCTTACGGTCGTATTCAGCCCAACCAGCCTTCAGACTGGACAGATCTTCACTCTTTTTTGCGCTCACTTATCCACCTCATATGCATGCAGGATCTCGATCGCGCCGCAGCTCGGCAGCGGCTGGTCGGCGGTGTAAATGGGGCCCTCGCGCCCGGCCCAGGGATCCAGTACTTTCACCTGCCCAGGAGTTCGTGTATCCGCTACCACGGCGTGTAGAACGCCAGGGCTTTGAAGACTGGGCACGGTAATGATGTACAACCCACCTTCGAGAATTGGATGGCTGAAGCGCTCAATCGGCAGGTAGCCGAATCTAACCAGGCACTTCATGGCGTCCATCTCGTAGGCAGGGAGACGGGGGAAGTGTTGCATGATGAGATCCAGCGGTTGGCCGGTGATCATGGCGACGCACGTGGGCAGGCATGATAGGCCGCACGGCTGCTGCATCAACGTCAGCTTTCTATTCATCGTTTGTTGTCCTTATTTTTACGACCGCCATTGAAGGCAGCAGGCTTGTGGGGTTTGCCACAGGCGGTGCCATCAAAGATGACTCCACCTCGGGCGAGGAACTGCTGGGTTAGCAGTTCAAGTTCGTCGTGCTGTGACTGGTGGATGAAGGACAGCGGAGGCGGGTCGCTTTCGACCGAATGGAAGAGATCCATCTCATGCCTCCAATATCCGAATGCCGGGCCATTTGAGTGTCTGCAGTCGTTGGGAGAAGCGTGCGATCGCCTCACGGTTTCTGACGGTGGTGTACTGCAGGTGCGTACCCGGAATAAACGGCAAGGTCTCGCCCGTTCCGTTTTCGCCGAACAGAGCGGTATCACCGATCACATCGATAACCGCGTCGCGTGGCCCGGTGCACAGCCCGATAAAGCCTTCGGGTACACAATCCCCCAAGCGAATGACGCCTTCAGCAGAGCAGTACGCGTAGTGTGGTTTACTGCAGTTCTGCTCGACAGGCGGCTCCGCAGTGCTGGCCAACATTCTGAATGCCAGTTGCTGGGCCGGCGTAAGCTGAGCGTCGTTCTGTACCGGCGGTTCGAATGCCAGCACAACACTGATACCAAACTCGCCGCTGTCTTCCAGAGTCAAAATGGCTTTGGCCATGTCACACCTCCGCTGTCAATCGCGCACGGGGCTGATGATTCACCGCCTGGTGCAGTTGGGCTGATTTACCCGCTTTGAATCCAGCATCTGCCGCACCCTCGTCTCGGCTTTTCAACTTGCGCCGCTTGATCTCCGCTTTCTCAAGTGCCGGGTAGTGCTTCGCCATGTATGCTTCGATCGCCTCGGCGATGTTGTCTTCCACCCCAGCGAAGGCATCGACCTTGTCGTAAACCGCATCGATCCATCCGTTGGCAAAGTGATCACCACGAACTACCTTGGTGGAGCGTTTGCAGCGCTTCTGTGTTGACAGAAATTCGCGACGGGCTTTCTGCAGCTGGCGCTCCAGTACCTGGTAGGCGTAGCCCGAAAGCTCTGGTGCCGCCGCGCAGCCGACAAAGATGAAACTGGCAGTGGTGAACAGGCCGTGGGTGATGATCATTCGCGTACCAAACGCGTGAGCGCAGACCTGAGCCAGACGCACGCGCCAGGCAGGTGGTGGGCCATCAGAGCCAGCTTTGATGGTTTCTTCGCCGGCCATGCTGGCCAGCACGTCCCCCATCTCAAGGGAGTATTTATCCATCAAGGCACGCGCCTGTCGCAGGGCGGTCTCCGCTTCGTTGGGGTTGGCCGTTTTGGACTTGGCCATCTCCATGCATTTTTTGATCTTTTCGAGAATTCGATCCTGGTTCATCTCACACCCCCGCAATGTTCAGGCTGATCGGAAGGTATTTGTCGGTCTCGTCGGCTCGGCGATAGACCCGCACATACACCGCCGTGCCGATCACCAGGATCGAATCCTTGAGCGCCTGCATGGCAGCCTTCCAGGATGGGTCATCGATCTCGATGCGCAGCAGGTTGAGCAAGTCGGCTGCTTTGAGCTGACCTTGCTTGTTGGCTTTAAAAGCACGCTCGACCAGAACGAGCAGGTGACTATTGGCGCCCTCGCTCCAGCTACGAATGCACACGTTCACCAACTCTTTCGCCGCGAGGATTTCTTCGGTGAAGCTGATGCGATCGGCATAAGCGCGCTCGATCTTGTATTGCCCATCGAAGGTGGTGATGGAGACGTTGCCCTTCTTGCCGCCCAACTTCACGTCGTAGCGATCGCTCGATACGGTGACCAGGTCGTCGATGTCGGCCAATGCCTTTTTCTTGAACGCCTCCAGCCGCTCATTGATGGCTATTGCCTCCAGCACCAATGTCTGCGCAACGTCATCACGCAACTTGTCGTGCTCGCGCACTTGGGCGAGCGGCACCAGGTGGCCCAGTGCGTTTTTCATGAACCCTTCCGGGACTGTGTTTTCTTGGGTGTGAGTCATGGCTGTCTACTCGTTACAGTTGGGTTGTCTGGCCTTTACTGCGCCAGGATTTCTCGGCTGAGTTGGTCGATGATTTCGCGGGTCAACACGCGCCCTTGGCTGAGCACGTACTCTTGAATGGCAGGCAGCAGTCGGTTGGCCAGCTGGCGTGTGGAACCATTCGCCAGAGTCCAAAGGTGTTTGACGATCTCGTCGTCAAGGTCGAGGTCGTGGAAGGTGCGCTGGATCAACGCTTCCGCATCGGTGAGGCTGAGCTTGTCGACGTACGCAGGCATCAGCTTGATGCGTGACACCAGCTTCTCATCGCGCTTGATCTCCCGATCTAGGCGACGATCGCCTGCCAGGAGGATCCCCACACCGGCTTCGTCGTTGAGGCCACGCAGATCGTCCAGGACGTTGTGGCAGGTCTGCTCAGCTTCATCCAATATGATCAGCCAATTGCCGCCCCGCAGATGACGGATCAGCGCCCGGTACCGGTCGAAGTTATTTCCCGAGCGACCATGTCTAGCAGGGCGAATCGTCGCCCCGGATTCGAACACCAGGAGATCAAGCAGCGCACCGGCCGACAGGTGGCGGTTGTTGCGGATATAGATGACCTTCGCCAAATCCTTGTCGGCGAAGTGGCGCAATGCGGTGGTCTTGCCAATGCCGTTATTGGCGGTCACCGCTGCCATGACACCCTCACGCTGGCAGCGCTGGCATAGGTGCGTTACCTGGGTGTAGAGCGTGGTTGGTACCAGTGGTGTATCGCTCGCCTCAAGCGCTTTGATTGCAGCGCGCATCTTCTGCAGGTGTTTGCTTGGCGGACTCGGATATTCACCCTTGAGGATGCGCAGCAGCAGGCCTTTCTTCACCTGGGAAATGCGCTCCAGGTAACGTGGTGATTTGCCTTCGCGGTTCATCCACTGGATGACCATCTCCACTTGTTCTTGATCCTGCGCGGTGTATTTGTCCGAAAACGCATTAGGCACCTGCAGCGCTTCGGCGTTGAGTGTGTCTGAATTTGCAGTACTTATAGTTGCAGCTACCATTGCTATTGCTCCTTCACGGATGAATATGGGCGTTCGTTGCTTCGGGTCTTTTTTGGCCGGCTAAGACTTCCCAAATTAGCCGGCTACTTTTTCCCAAATGCTCATGGACTCGTCGTCCTCGTCGTTGTCGATCACAATCTGCAGTGCCGCCTCTCGCTCCAGCACCTCGGCCAAAAGGCCTGATGACAGATCCGATCTACCGGCCCAATGCATAGCCGGCTCAAGTGGCAAGGCATTCGAAATCACCTCTCCATCGAACTGAGTTGTGCCACGTGCCCGGACTTCGTCGAGGTTCGCTTGAGCGCGGCGCACTTTGCTTTGTTGCAGTTTCAATTCGGCGTCTGCCAAGCGGCTGTCTTGCACATAAGGCGCGCCCGCATACATCTCTGCTTCGCAGATCCAGCGACCTTTGAGGTCGCGAATCGCGACGGTTTGGTCGCAGTGCAAGTCGTAACTCACCAGCACCTTCTGGCCGTTGAAGTCCACCAGCACCTTCGCCCGGTAGAAGCGTTTAAAAAGGGTGATCTCACCCTTAGCGACCGTACGCATTTCAACTGGGCGTAGCAGTTCGGATGGGGAGCAGTGCAATGGCGTGCGGGTGAAGCTGGCGTGCACCTCGGCAGGCGTCCGATTGTTCAAGCCGCGTTGTTTCGTGTTGTTGTATTGGGTGACGAATCTGGCTACGGCATCGCGGTATTGCATCAGCGTCGGCAGTCGACGCTTGCCTTGCTTGACTTCAGTGACCAAGCGGCGAATGACCTCAGGGGCTTGGTCGTGTCCGCAGTAGGTATCAGAAAACACTTTGTCCAGTCGTTCTTTGACGATTCTGAAGAGCCCTTCACCGATACCCCGTGCACGCGGATTGCCCGGCAATGAGTTCATCGGCGTGATGCCAAAGCGATCGAAGAATCCACTGTGTTCTTCAGTGAGGATCTTTGCGTTGAGTCCCGAGCCGTTGTCGATGTAGAACATGGTCGGCACATGGTCGAGCTGACCCATTGCTGCCGAAAGACAGAACAGCGTGGAGAAGCCCGATTCCGAGTTGCTGAGGTACCAGCCGGTGATGTAGTTGCTGGCAAGGTCGATCGCCCAGGTCAGTTCCGGCCGCCACAATCCACCTGTTGCTGGATGGGCGAGGTACACGTCGACCGTGTGACCGTCCGCCGTCCAGATCTGTCCTGGTTCGAAATTCTTGATCCGCCGCACGTGCGGCGTTTGAGTTAGTCGATATTCTTTAGGCCCGAGGTGCTGTTTGCCTTTGCGACCTTGTGAAGCCGGGAGCCGATTGATCAGATCCAGTACCCGCTCATTGGTGGCGTCAGCATGGCCCCGGTCGCGCAAGTGCCAAGCGATGGTTCCGACTGAGATCTTGGCGCTGTTGCGTCGACCAGGTGCCGTAGGGTGCATCACCTCACCGAACCACATCGCGAGCGCTTCTTTCTCCCAAGCGTACTGCTGCGGCGGGCGTCCCTTGTGATTGTCCACCAGGCCATCAATACCGCTGTCACGGAACTGCTCCAGCCAACGTCGCAATGACGCGACGCTCGGCAGTTTCTTGCCTCCCAAACGCAACGCTGCTTCGCGCCTGGCTGGCGGACACGCGGGGCTGTTTAGATGCGCGGCGCATAGGCGTACCGAGGCAGCAACGCTCGCCCCGGCAGCCAGATGGTCAAGGGCAGGACGGATGACCACCAACCGATCATCGGCACGGTGACGCATGCTTTGCGTCGTGGCCCGGTATTGTTCACCTCGAACCGTGCTGATTGCAGTGGTTGAGGATTTGGACGGGATCAAATATTCGGTGCTCGTCCGTCCATCGCCAAGCTTGAAAACCGCCAGTCCTTCATCAGGACTATGGCGTACGCTTTGTTTCTTAGCTCGGCGCTGTTCACTTCGAACATTTGTGACAGCTGTGGTAGCAGGTCTAGGTGGGATCAAAAACTCAGTTGCCTGCACGGGACGCGCGCCCATAACCACCAAGCCTTCATCGGTATTAGGAATGGCACGTTGTGCTTTCGCTGGATTCGGTTCGCCTCCAACGGTGTTGACCGCGGAGGTGGCAGGTTTGGAGGGGATCAGAAAATCGGTCATCGTTTGTCCCTCACACTGCCTTCGGCAGTGAGGCCTCCAACTGGACAGCGCGCATGCAGGCGCGGACATGAGTGGAGGCGAAACCCATCACTCTCCCCTGGAATACCAGCTTCCACATGGTTCGACCTTGAGGCAGTATCTGAACCAGGTTCTCCGGTGTTGACCCGAGTCGGCGAAGTACCTGTTGTGCACGGTCGAGTGCATCAACCACATGCGCGCCTTGTCCCAGATCAAGCGTCAGGGAGTTACAGGTCATGGTCAGTCGATAAGGGCCGGTCAGCTCTTGACGCGCCAATGCGGCGCGCAACGTCGTAGCGCTTTCGCCTCGCGCAATGATGACGGCGGCTAGGCCGGCATCCGGCGAGCGGTGTGTCAGTACCAGATGATCAGCCTGGACACTTTCCAGATCCAGCAGTCGGCACAGTAGTGTCAGCGACATGGATTTGGTCATACCGTAGTGGGCGGCAGATGCAATTTCGAAAGGTGAGTGCATGTTCTTGTTCTCAACAAAAAGGGAAACTCGCTGGTAAGCTCGAAAGCTCTAACCCAAACCAGCGAACCAGGAGATTCCGCATGACCGATGAAGTTGTTATTCCGCCCGTGGATCTGCTGATGCTGCAGATACAACTGCAGCAATTGAATGATCAGGTGTTTGCCTTGCAGGCGATGGTGGCGGCGTTGATGACGGAGCTGACCCAGTCTGGGAGTCTTGCGCCGACTCAGATGTATGACGCGTTAAGTCATTGGTCGAATCGGCTGGAGGAGCGCCAGCAGAGCCACGCATCTCGTGAACTCGCAGCTGTGCTCGGTGAGACATCCGAGCTGCTCTACGAGATGCTGCTGCAAAGAGGAGTTCTGTCGAAAGGTATGGATCGGGGCTCTGCATCACCGGCAGATCTGCCGGATTACGTACTGAAGCTATTTGAGGAGACTGTCCGTCTGCACGAAGAGCCAGCTGAGTCCGGCAAGTAATGCTCTTGGACTTGTTGCATGGCTGGCAGGGGCTCGCTGAGCTAACGCCCTTGAAGATGGATTCGTTCATTGGTTAACACCCGTTGATAGTTGACATCAGTTACTTGTCTTGGCTGGACGTCCACGTTTTCTCGGGGCGTTCAGTTTGGCTTCAGCCTCCTTGAGCGATCGCTCCTGATCGGCATGCCGGGTCTGGCTTTGTCGAACCATCACAATGTCCGCGATCTGTCCGTCAGTGAGGTGTGAGTCGGCCAAGGCCAGACCGCCCTTGGCAGATTCAGGCAGGTCAAGCTGCAGGTGCTCTAGCAGCGTGCGCAGTCGTCCGTACAGGCTGGTCGTTGCGGTGTAGAGATGGCAGGCCACCGCATCCCATTTGCGCTGGGCGCGTGGATCCTGTGGGTCGATCGGGTGCACCAGAAGTTCGGCCTGAAGCTGCTGCAGTTCCGTCAAGCCGCGCATGATCCAATCCTCGGCCAAAGCCGTGTCGCGGATAAACGCTGTGCCAAAGCTGCCCAAACCTTCCTGCTGACGGCGCTCGCCGATTTGCACTTGCAGGGTTTCGTTTTGTTCCTGAGCAGCTTCGAGGTCGGCGGCGATGCTTTGCTCGCGGCCTTTGAGGTGGCGGATCTCTTCTTTCAGTTCGCGTACCGACAGGCGTCCGAGATCATCCAACACACCGGTTGCGGCTGCTTCAGCGATTGTTTCTTCAGGCAGCCTAGCTAGTTCAATAAGCTTCTTTTTACTCATGCCCATCAATTGCGGCCGGACTACGTCCGGGGCAGCCAGCAACATTTGTGCGATGGCAATGTGCTCGTATACGCGGCGCTCTTTGAAGTCGTGCTCAGCGAGCCATCCGGCAAACTCACCCTCACCGAGTTCCTGCTTAAGCACCAGGAAACCAAACCCTTGTCGTGCAGCCTCACGAGCAAGGTGATTCTCCTGATCGATCAGCCAAGTCTTTAGCTCGTCTACGGATCCAGGTAGATCCACCGGCAAGCGTTCACCATTACCAAGCAGTCGTTGAGCAATGCCGGTGCTGACTTCCGTGCGAATTTCAGGACTGCGCCCGTGCGCAGTCGAATTGCGCTCGTGCGCAGTCGCGACTTTTTGCTGTTCGTTTTGGATGTCGAGAGCGATTTTCCCAAGCGGAACCGCACCGTCTAGCGCGTCCAGTTCGTCTGCGAAACCATCCAGTGCAGACTCCAGCAGGCTGGCGTTTTCTGCGCGATCGGCCAAGAAGTCGATGGTGCTTTCGTCGTGTTCGTCGACCATTACGAAGCCCTCGCCATTGAGTCAATTTTGGCGGCAGCAACAAGGCGAGCCCGCAGAGCGCGGCCCATCGGACCATCCCACGAACCCATGAGGCATTGGCGAGCGCTTGGGCGATGAATGTCGTTATCTGCGCAAAATCCGCTAAACGACGTACCTTGGGCAATAAAACCCGCACGCACTTTTGCTAGCAGCTCCGCTCCGGGAGTGACGGTCATGCTCATATTGGCTAAGCTCCATGATCTAAGTGTTTGAACTGTTAGATCATGATGGTAGTCATTTGGCTACCTGTCAATACGCGAGTAGTCAAATGTCGTCCTTTTTTGAGCGCTTGAAAGAAGAGCGCGAGCGTCTCGGCTTAAACCAAACGGCCTTTGGCGCTATTGGCGGGGTGGGAAAGCAGGCACAGATCAAATATGAAAACGGGTCTCGTGCTCCTGATGCTGTTTATCTTTCCGCGATCGCCGCATCTGGGGCGGACGTTCAATACATTCTGATTGGCGTGAGGAGCGCGGTCATCACGGACGTGCCGGTCGTGGACGCCCAAGCTTCGCCGCAATCTAAAGCCTTGAAAGAAGCAATGAAAATCGCCAATGAACTTCCTGAAGACGTCCACCGGGACATCCTGGAGCATGTCAAAGGGCGGCGACGAGATACGGAAAGAGAACAGGCGCTACAGGATGAACTTGAGCGCCTGGGGGGCGGTGCGGGTAACCGGTCTGCATGATTTATACAGGCCGGTAAATGGAATTTGGGAGAGCGATGGAGCGCAGCAAGGAGCTATCTGTGGCGAGGGCCGCATGCAGGCGCCTAGTGAGGACGACGAACGTCTCCGTCTTGGACTTCGTGTTCGAGAGGAACGTGACCGCCTTGGTTTTTGTCAGGCATCTTTCGCGATCCTAGGTAGAGTCGGGCGTTCATCACAGCGAAATTATGAATCGGGGTATCGAGAACCGACGGTCAGCTATTTGCGCCATATTTCTGAGCATGGAGCGGACACACAGTACATAGTCACCGGAGTTCGTAGTAATGCAGAATTGGTCAGTCTGTTCTCGAGGTTATCAATGCGAGGAGCAGCTTTCGCACGCGAATTCGACGGCCTCGGAGAGGAAGAGAAAGCATTGATTGAGCAGATCGTAAAAATGGCTGCGCGGACTTCCCGACCAACTGCAAATTAGATATGTCGAAGCAACACTACCGTTATTAGGGAGCAATACTATGAAATGGTTGTCCTGGTTCAAGAAAAAGTCACAGCCAACGGTGACAACCTCGATAAAAAAGATAGGGGGGTGTGTATCGATCAATGGCCTAGATATTTTTGGTCCCTACTCGGAGTCTGAAAATGGTGAGTACCTATTGGTTCGGCGGGACGCTGATGAAAAAAGTGGTCGTGGTGGCTATCGAACCTCTGGTAATGGACGATTCACTCTGCTGAAAGACAGTCAAATTATTTATCACGGGGAGTGTGAACGCCCCACTGAAGGGGCGGTCTCTAACTCGGGTACATTCATCATCGCTGACTCGCTATTTGGCGATTCGCTCAAATCGAAGCTTTACGTATTCGCGCCGAGTGGCGAGTTACTCATGTCTCATTTATTCTCCGCAAAAATTTTCAGCGTGTTCCTATCGCCAGATGGGGAGCATGGAATGGCACAGCTTGCTAATAGCAGCTCTTCTGATGCATCTAAGCTTTACATTTTCGATATTGAAAGCGGCCGACCAGTCGCCTCTTTTATTCCTGAGTCTGGATGGGCTGATGAGTATGAGGTAGGAACCGACGAAGGCACGGTATGGCTTATCAACAAAGACGGTGGACGATACAAATACTCCTTCGATGGCGTCCTTCTCAATCCAGAGCAATACGCCGCTGACAGGCGAGAAAAAGCTACTGCTCTTGAATTGGTTTTTATGGTGCGCACAAGCCTTCCTCATACACCAGTGAGCCAACTCCCACTTTTACTCAGCATGATCAATAAAGCATTAATGGATGAACAAGCTGAACTCCGTGGTTATTTGGCTTTGGCGCTCAAGCTGAAGGGCAACATCTTGGAGGCGATGAATGAAATTGAACAGGCAATATCCGCCTATCAAAGGGCAATCGATATTGACCCTAAAATTGGGGTGAAACAGAGATTGAGTCATCTGCAAAAGCAGGTTCCGAAAGCCGAGAATTCGTAAGTCCGGTACGCCGGTACTTAACTCTGCATTTGCGTAGCATGCAGGGGCGCCTGTAAGCGCGTCCAAGCTTCAATTCACCGCGTGCGCAATCGTCGCCCGAGACAACCCCGCAAGGGGTGTCACAAACTGGCACAATCGACGAGACCACCTTGCCCAAGCGCTGGCTTGGGCTACATGCTGTATCTCTTGCCGCATTTCCCTCCTAGTACCAACCTCCCTACTGTTTTTTTTCGATTTACGCCGACCAGGAACGGGCTTAGTTCCCGACCTGCCGTCTCGCACACTGCCTGCCATTGCAAACGCATAGGCAGATGGACGAATGAATTTCGAAGCACTTGGGCGATACACCGACGGCGTACAAAAAATTAATCAACTGATTGATGATCGCCAGGCCGTCATTGACCAACTCACCTCACTTCTTACGCGGTCTACATCTTCGAGTGTCAAAAGTCATCGCGTCTATCCAGCTGGCACTGATGCAGCACGGAGCCTACTCGGCCGCCTTCAGACTATTGAGGACGCAATGCAGCGAGCAGTCGAAGAGGCTAACGCCGCTGCTGAGCATTGCCAGCGTCAGCCCATGATCTGGGGCGAGTGACGATGAGCACGAAGTCCCTGGCCTTCAAAGGCTTCGACGACTGGGTGGAGCTGTTCACCGTCGGCACGCATGTGTCGGCCGATGGCACGCAGTTCACCGTCACCACCGACACCTTGAACGGTATCGCCAAAAACTTCTCGACCGAGGGCGACACCGTCCCGGCTGTGCATGGCCATCCCAAGCACGATTCGCCGGCCTTTGGCTGGCTCGGCGAGACCAAGGTCGACGGCGATTCGCTGTGGGGCAAGTTCCGCGACGTCGCTCCCGAGTTTGCCCAGGGCGTGGCCGACAAGCGCTACCCAAACCGCAGCATCAAGATCCGCCCGATGGATGACGGCAGTCACCAGTTGGTGCACGTCGGCTGGCTCGGTGGCGTCGCACCTGCCGTGAAAGGTTTAAAGCCGGTCGAATTCGCTGAGGGCGACGGTGTCGAGCTGACCTTTATGAGCGATGACAACGTGCGGGAAATGACTTGGTCAATCTCATCCGCATTCCGCGCAATCGGCCGCCTGTTCAGCAGCCAAAAAACCCTCAACCTGATTCAGCACGGTGAGACCGGCGACGTCCTGGATGTCTGGGATCTGGAAACGCTGGCGACCACACCGGCTCGCCTCGATGCGCAGTTGGCCACGGCCAGCTCTTTCAACGCACCGATCGACAATCCCCCATCCCCTGAATTCTCACAGCCCACCGGAGCTCCCGTAATGGAACTGACTCAAGAAGACCTCGATCGCCAATTGGCGGCGGCACGTAATGAAGGTCGCACTGCAGCCACCACCGAGTTCTCAGCCCAGGTCACCACGCTGACTACCGCACTAGCGACCAAGACCCAAGCCGAAGACAAGAGCTTCGTCGAAGGACTGGTTAAAACAGGCCGCCTGCTCCCCGCGCAAGCGAACGGCCTGGCCGAGTTCATGGGCCAGCTCGATGACCAGGCGACATTCGAGTTCAGTGTTGGCGAAGGTGCCAAGGCTGAGAAGAAAAGTCAGTCCGGCCGCACCTGGTTCAAGTCGTTCATGGAATCGCTGCCGGAGCAGTTGGCCCTCAACCGCGAGCGCTGTCAGGAAGACGGCAGTTGCGCGACCGATGACAGCGCAGAAAAGCTGGCAGCGGACATTCAGGAATTCATGGATGAACAGTCAGGCAAAGGCATCACCGTGTCGGTGGCTGCTGCCAAACGCCACGTTCTGGAGAAACGCAAATGACCCCACGCATCAAGAACTTCAGCGCACTGGGCGACATGGATCGCTATTGCATTGCCGGTCTGGCCACCGGCGAAGGCATGGTGCGCATGGCCAACCTGGACACCTACAGCCTGATCGGCGTGACCACCGACGTCGGCGCGCCAGCCGGTGGTCGCATCGACGTCATCTTGTCCGGCCCCGCGAAAGTCGAGTACGGCGCCGACCTGGTGTACGGCGAACACTTCATGGCCAGTGCCACCGGCAGGGCCATTCCGGTGACCGCCGGTAAGAAAGCGCTGGGACGCGTATGGGGCACCGGTGGTGCGGGTGCTGTGTGTGATTGTGAAATTTATGGAGAACACCTCTGATGGCCGGTAACGCACCATATCCCGTTGACCAGGAACGCACGGCGATTGTGCTGGCGTATCGCAACAAGAACGGCATCGCCGATCTGTTGATGCCACGCACCAACCCGCTGGGTAAGCGCGAGTACACCTATCACGAATACGACTTCGCGCGCTCGATCACCATTCCGGACAGCCGTATCGGCCGTAAGTCGCAGGCCAACAAAGTCGACTTCTCCGGCGCCGAACGCACCGGGGCTTGCGTGGACTATGGACTGTCCAGTGATATCCCCAAGGACGATATCGATAACGCCAAGGACGGCTTCAACCCGCTGGATGATGCGGCCGAGCAGCTCGCGCAGTTGGTCGCGAATGGACGTGAGCAGCGTGTCGCTCAGATCGCTCAGGATCCGAACAACTACGGTCATGTTGATACGCTGACCACTGGCAATCAGTTCGATGATGATCCGGATGCGGTGCTGGAGATGCTGCTCGATTATCTCGACACCCCAATGATGCGGCCTAACACCATCGCTTTTGGTCAGCGTGTCTGGACAAAGCTGCGTGTACTGCCCGGCTTGCGCAAGGCCGCAAACGGTGCAGCCGATGCGCCAGTGACTCGCCAGCAACTGGCCGAGTTGCTTGAGGTTTCTCAGGTTCTCGTGGGCGAGACATTACTCAACTTCAGAAAGCCTGGGGAAGCACCTGACCTGCAACGCATCTGGGGTAACTCCATCAGCATGACGTATCAGGATTCAATCCAGGCTAAAGCTAAGGGCCTGGTCTGGGGGTTCACTGCTCAGTACGGCACCCGCGTTGCGCGTAGTGGGCCCGTCGATTTCGGGCTGCATGGCGGCACCGGTTTGCTGGTCGGTGAATCGCTCGACGAGAAGGTCTGCGCGAAAGACCTCGGCCTGCTGATCGTCGATCCGTTCAGCTCTCTCTAACCCGGATGCACCCAGACCGCTCACGGTCTGGGTCGGAGGTTGTATGTATTCAAGCCCACACCGTGCTGGTTGGCCAAACCAACTGCAGGCAGATCTTTCTGAAGTTCTTACCCGCGATGGTCATCGGCGATCGCTCGAGGACGCCATCCTCGAGCGACTGACAGGCGAAGCAGAGACACCCGAAGCATCTCATCGCCTGTGCGTGGTGCTGACTGAATTAGTCTCGCTGCTCACCGGGCGGTCGACAGTTGTGACGTCGATGGCTGACGCGCACCGCTCTGTCGCTGAAACCAGCATTGGCGATGATCGCCAGGCATATCGGGTACTGATCGGTAGCGTCTCCACACGCGAGGGTTCGATCACCGTGGGTGGCACCGCATTGCTCGGTGTAAAGGACGGGGAGCGTTTAACTGCACGGAACATCGTTGAGCCCATGCGGGTGAAACTTCAGTTCGGATCTGAATCAGCCGGCGCTCATCACGCAGCTGTTCAAGATCCTGAACTGCGCCACGCTGTCGTCACGGCGTTGACCGGAATGTTGGGTGGCCCAACTGGCCCTATGGACACCTCAGCCTCTAACCACGTTTATGATCTTGCCCAAACGACTCAGCCTTTGGTCGCAGATCAAGTAAACGGTTCCGGCAGCGCAGATCTTGAGGTGAAGTCTTCAGTGTTGCCCGCTGACACTGACGACTCGACCGTGTTGAATCCAGACCAGCGTCAAGCACGGATCCTCGCCGAGATTGCCAAGCTGGATCCGGCGGTGGAGTCGAATTGGCTGAAGTCCGGCGCTCCCGACGTCAAGGCGCTTGAAGCCGTGCTGAGCTTTCACATCACCGCCGCCGAACGCGATGCCGCTTGGGAGCAACACCAGGTACTCGTTGCCATTAACCAAGGTAACGAGTGATGTATTGCACCGTCACGCAACTGGCCTCCCATTACGGTTGGAGCAAGCTCGCCGATAAGGTCAATCACGACCAGCAAACTTTCGACGACAAATCGGTAACGGCGGCTGCGCTCCAGCTGGTGGCCAGTGGTCAGGGTGACCAACTGCCCGCCGCCGAACGGCCGGCGGCTGAGACGGCGGTGTTGTACCTGGAAGAACGTATCCGTGAATCAGGACGATTCATGGATTCGTATCTGGGACTGCGTTTCGTGCTGCCGTTGTCATCCAGTGCGATCTCCCGGTTGCCCGTTCAAGCCTGTTGTGAAGTGCTGACGTTCGAGTTGCTGTCACCCGATAGCGGTGCACAGGACAAAGAAATCCGTACCCAGGCCGATAAGTGGCGCGACTGGCTTCAGCAGCAAGGTTCTAAAAATTTGCCACCGGATACCGGCGGTCAAGGCCCGGCCAGTTCTGCGGACGGCATGGGAGTCGTCGTCAAGGCGATCGGCAGTAACTGGGACTGGAGTGGCTACTGATGGCGGGCCTGAAGTTGAAATACAAGCTCGATCTGAGTCGGATCGAGGGCAGTTTCAAACGTCTTTCAGCAGCCGACACCACGCCCTTGATGAATGCGATCGGCACACACCAGCTCAGCGAAACCCAGCGCAATTTCAAGGAAGGTCGCACGCCTGCAGGTGCGAAGTGGGTGCCCAGCGGAGCGGCTGGTCTTCGCGCCAAAAACGAAGACGCAGCAAGACCGGGCAAAACCCTGATTGATCGAGGACTGTTGCTCAAATCCTACACCTACAAGGCTAGTAGAACTTCGGTCGTACTTGGTTCAAACAAAGTGTATGCCGCAATACACCACTTTGGTTATGACGAAAAACAACCGGTTAAGAGCCACAACCGTTTGGTCACACAGGCCTTCGGGAAAGCTTTGCGTGGGCCGACATGGCAAACCGTTGGCAGCTTCAACCGAAAGATGAAGATGATTCCTCGACCTGCCTTGGGCATCACCGCAGAAGATGAAAAGGAATACAAAGAATTGACGCAGAAATTTGTCAGTCAGTTTTTAAAAGGCGGTTCTCAATGACAATGAGCGAACTGCAGCAAAAGGTACTGGCTCTGGTGCTCGATGCGACCCGTGCCGTCACGGTCGATCTTTATGCAGGCAAGTTTTCGGCTTCTGAGATTGATCTCATGAGCATTCCGATGCCGGCAGCTCTGCTGGCCTGTCCAGGCTTTAAGCCAGATCCGCAACTGGGCTTGCCATACGCAATCGCCGAGATGGCAGTGGCCATCTTGGTCAGCGGTGATAAGCGCCCACAGCGAAACCTGAAAGCGCAAGCCATGGCCGAGCGGCTTTTGCTTGCGTTCGATGGTAGCGGTCTGCCGCGTCATAGCGATCCAGACGTGGTGAACATGTATGACGAGGCCTGCGACGAGCGCAATTGCGCGTTCTACCTCGTGACGTGGCAACAGACGCTTCAACTGACGATGCCCGACGATCCGAACCTCACTGACTTTGAACACCTGTTTGCCTCGTGGGGGGTAGTGCCAAAGGCGGAGCAAGGGGGTAAGCCGCTGGCGGAAGCCTTTATCAAACTCAATCCATCGACAGGGGGCACGCCATGAGTACACCTGAAAAAGTGCGGATTCAGCCTACCAAATCCGCTCTGCGAGTTCGTAAACCCAATGGTCAGTTGCTCGATCCCACAGGGGAAAGCGTGACCTGGTCAGCGTACTGGCGACGTCGCGAGCAAGACGGCGACGTCGAACGTCAGCAGATCGCAGCCAAAACGAAAGCATCGTCTAAAGCGTCGGGTGGCAAGTCTGGCGCCAACCCACCACCAGCGGAGTAACCGAGCATGTCCGTCTCGTTTAACGGTATTCCTAATGACCTGCGTGTGCCGCTGGTTGCTATCGAGTTCGACAACAGCGCTGCCGTTCAGGGAACGCCGGCCCTTGGCTGGAAAGTGCTGCTGATCGGCCAGCGTGACGTAAGCGGTACAGTCCCCGCCAGTCAGGCTGTGCGCGTGACTAAAGCCAGCCAAGCAGAACAGTTCTTTGGCCGTAGCTCGATGCTCGCCAGCATGTTTCGCCACGCCAAAGCGGCCAACAGCTACCTTGAGACCTGGGCGATCGCTTTGGACGATACTCCAGCGGGACAAGCCGCGAGTATGGATCTTGCCGTGACCGCCGCCGCGACTGGCGCTGGTACGTTGTATTTTCTGGTGGCGGGCGAGCAAGTCCTGGTTGGTGTTGCGGATGGTGATGACGAAGCGACCATCGCGGCAACCATCGCCGCCGCCATCAATGCCAATGACCGTCTGCCAGTGACGGCAGCGGTGGACGCTAACGATTCCAAAATCGTCAAGCTCACCTGCCGCTGGAAAGGTCTCACGGGCAATGACATCGACGTTCGACTCAACTACTACTCCGGTGAAACCACGCCGCCGGGCGTAGCGTTAACCATCGGAGCCATGACCGGCGGTACTGCCAACCCGGATGTGGTCGATGCCATCGCAGCATTCGGCAGTGAATGGTGGAACTCCATCATCATGCCGTACACCGACACGGCCAACATGAACGCCCTGGAAGCCGAGATGATCGTTCGCTGGGGGCCGATGAAGATGGTCGACTCGCTGACGTTTAGCGCCTTTCGAGGTACTCACGCCGAGACGGGAACCTACGGCAACAGCCGCAACGGTTTTTTGATGTCCTGCATGGGCACCAACGTTGCCCCGCAGCCGGCCTATATCTGGGCATCGGTGTATGGCCTGGTCGCCTCTCAATCACTGTCGAGCGATCCGGCGCGCCCGCTGCAGACCTTGGTACTGCCGGGGATTCTGCCTGCAGAGAAGAGCGTGCGTTGGGACACCCAGGAAAACAACCTGCTACTGCATGACGGCATCGCCACCCACTGGGTGGGGCCTGGTGATGTGGTGCAGATTCAGCGAGAGATCACCACCTACCAGGAAGACGCGTTCGGTAACGCAGATCCCAGCTACCTGGACATCAACACACCCGCGACGCTGAGCTACATCCGCTACGCGACCACTACACGCATCCAACTGCTTTTCCCCCGGCACAAGCTCGCTGCAGACGGAACACGGTTTTCACCCGGGCAGGCCATCGTCACGCCGTCGATTATCCGTACCCAGTTGTTGGCACTGTTCACCGAGCTCGAACTCAAGGGACTGGTGGAGAACTTCCAGCAGTACCGCGACACGCTGATTGTTCAGATCAATCCCGATAACCCCAACCGCGTCGACGTGCTCGGACATCCGAACCTGGTCAACCAATTCCGTCTGTTCGCCATGAAGGTCCAGTTCATTCTTTAAGGAGGTAATTATGCAGTTCGCAGGCAGAGCCAAAGTCCGTGTCAACGGCAAGGAATATCGCACGCTTGACGGAGCATCACTCAATCCTGGCGGCGTGACGCGAGAGACGAAGAAGGGCTACCAGGTGTATGGCTTCACCGAGGCGGTGGAGGAACCGACCGTCGAATGCAAGATCCCACTTGCCCCAGGTGAAAGCCTGCTCGACATCGGAAAAATCACAGGCGCGACGGTCGAGTTCATCACCGATATCGGCAACATTTTCATGCTTGTCGGCGCCTGGTGCACTGAACCGCCGAAGCTTTCCGGCGGTGATGTCGACGTCAAATTCGCAGCTATTGAATGCAAGGAGGTTTGATATGGCACAGATCAAGTTCCAATTGAAGCACGGCTTGCCATACGGCAAAGGGGACAATGTAGCCATGCAGTACGACGTCTCCCTTCGCGAGTTGAATGTTGGCGACATGCTCCAGGCGCAGGAAGAGTCGGAAAAAGTTGTGGCCACTCCGAGCGGATATACCTTGGTAATGAGCCCTACTCGTCTGGGTATAAACACGATTCGCCGGCAAATTCATTCTGTTGGAACAATCCAAGGGCCGCTAAGCCTTGCCGATATGGAGCGGTTACATCCTGAAGATTTGACACTCATCAATCGCCACCTTGACGGTCTTGAAACCGCCGTACTTCAGGAGGTCGAAGGCCGGGGGCGAGATAGCGCGCCATCTGAGGAAGCTTGAAGAGAGCATCTTGGTGCTGTGCGCGCATTTAAACACCCCGATGGATCAAGTTGAACGGTTGTCCATGAGCCGCTTAGCTCGAACGTTTTTGACATTGCAGAGAGCTGACCGATGACGGAGATGAAGGCAAAGGTCGAGGTCGACCTGGAGGGCAACCTTCAGGAGGAATCTCGCCGCAACGGTCAAGCTATTGACCAGTTCTCCCAGCAAGGAAAAAAAAGCGTTCGAGAATTAGCGGCCAGTTTTGCTGATGTAAAAAAACACTTTGGCGACATGACCGCACACTTTGCTAAAGCCGGTGGGGGGTTGCTGATCGCGTCCCGATTGTCGCCCGCAATCAAAGTTTCGGCCAATCTTCAGCAAGAGATGATCGGTGTTAAGACTGAACTTATGGGGACGGTCAAAAGCGCGACGGATATGGAGAAGGCATTAAAGCAAATTGGTAACACCGCTTTCGATATTCAGGCCTATACACCGTTTGACCAGACTCAGGTTGTGGCTCTGCAAAAGGCACTGATCAAGGGTGGCGCCGAGATCGGCCATGTTATCGGCAAAACCGGAGCAACTGCAGCGGCGGCGGCGCTTGCCGTGCAGGAGGAGATGGCTCCGGAGCAAGCGGGTAATGCTCTGATTGGGATCGCGGGGCCGTTCAAAATTGCAGCGGATGGCTATATGGCTTTGGCCAACAGCATCTCGGCGGCGGGTGCGGCTTCGATTACGGGCGCATCAGAAATCGCCGAAGCCAGCAAGTATGCCGCTGGCCCAATGGCGGAGCTTGGTCGCACCGCGGACGAGATGTTTGCTCTATCGGCAATGATGGCGAACCGAGGGGTAGTGGGCTCAAGTGCAGGCACCGGCATGGCCAACTTCTTTCGCAAGGCTTCTGAAGTCAAAGCATTCAAGGATAAGAACGGCAATCTCAAATCGACCGAAGAAATCACCAAAATTCTGCAGAAAAAGACGGCAAAGATGGGGGATGCCCAGCGGGTCGAATTCCTCACTAAGACATTCGGCGATGAAGGCTCGCCAGTTGCCATGGCGCTACTCGCAGACAACGGCTCCGGCTTGGAGGCCACGTTAAAGCAGATGCGCGAAGCATCTAGCCTCCAAGAAAAGATGGACGAGCGCATGAAGGGCTATAACGCCCAATGGGAAGGCCTGATGGGAACAGTCTCTTCGACGTTTGCAACGCTTTTTGATCCCGCGCTTGAACCATTGACCAGGATCATAAGCAAAACCAGCGAATGGGTTAGCCATGTGGGCAAACTTGCGGGTGAGCATCGTAGCGTAGCCGTGGCCGTCACGGGCATTGCGACAGCTGTTGCCGCACTAGGCACGGCGTATGGAGCTTTTCAGATTTACAAAGCCGGTCGTTCGGCCATCTCGCTGATGAAATCGTTGCGCAGCAGTCCAGCGGAGACCGGTGCGGGTGCGGGTGGTCGATCCGCGCTGGGTGGAATGACGGGGCGTGGTGGTGCTATTCCAGTTTATTTGGTCGATGGCCCAATGAGCGTACTTCCTGACCGGGATGATCGTAAAAAAACTCCCGACGGTGCAGCAGACGACGCAGCAACAGAGAAAAAGAGAAAGCGCGGACTGCTGAGGTCCCCTCGTGCTATCGGTGTTATTGGTGGCGTCGCCAGTGCTGGCGTGGGAGTCGCAATGCTAGCGCCCACGTTGTTGTCCGATGAGACTTCAGGGGCTGAGAAAATCCAGGCCACTGGCGAAGCAGTTGGCGGCGGCCTCGGCGGCTGGGGAGGTGCGGCTCTAGGTGCAACTATTGGTACCGCAATTATGCCTGTCATTGGTACCGCTATCGGCGGCCTGCTCGGGGGAATACTCGGTGCATGGGGTGGTTCCGAATTAGGAGGTGCCGCCGCCGAGCAGGTTAATAGCGCCCTTGATCTCAAGGTCACCGTCGAAGGCCCACCCGGTACCACGGCCAGCGTCAGCAACATGAAGTCCAACGGCGAACTCAATGCCGATGTGTACAACGGTACTCGGACGGTCGGCCGATGAAGTGGAGAGAGCAACTGCGCCCGGCATCCTTTCGTGGCGTGCCATTCAAGGTTGAGAGCAGCCAACAGCAACTCGGCCGTCGTGCGGTGCAAACCGAATTCCCAGGCCGTGATGAGCCGTTTCCGGAAGACTTGGGTCGTCGCGCCTGGGCCGACTCATTGACCGCGTATGTACTGGGTGAAGACCACCTGGAGCAGGCCGCGCGTCTGGCCGATGCACTGAATAAATATGGTCCAGGTGAACTCGTCCATCCTTATCTCGGAACGCGCCTGGTGCAGATTGGCGAAGTCAGTCTGAGTCACAACACCCGCGAGGGCGGTGTCAGCACGTTCACCATCGCACTGCTCGAAGCGAAACCACCGTCCACTCCCAATGAGAAGCCCAACACCGATATCGCACTGCAGCAGTCCTGCGAGATTGCCGAGCAATCACTGCTCGATGAGTTCGAGGAGTACTTCGGCGTCGAGGGCATGACGCAAGGATTGGTCGACGAGCTGGCGACGGCGTACGACACAGCGATGGAGGCCATTGCTCCTGGGCAAGACATGTTCGCCAAAGGGCAGGACTTGTGGGCTAAAGGTCAGGGTTATTTGAGTGTTGGGCAAGGCTGGATCGCCAAGGGCCAAAGCTGGGTCGGGCGAGTGGCAAACATCACCAAAGTATTCAGTAACCCTGCAGCACTCGCGGGTGGTTTGTTTTACGGGCTACGCGACGTCATGGGCGTGTTCGGCCACGTCGGTCGTAGTACGAACAAGCCGAAGAGTTCGTCCGCTGCACCGGCAGCGCCTTCGCTGAATGTACCCACCACTCCGCCGACGCCCTCGGCGCAAAAGATTCTCGACGCTCTGCACAACTTGGCGGCGGTGGAAGCTACCCGAATCAAACCGCTCAATTTGACCGAGGCCCGTAAAGAACAGACGGCCATGCAGGGTGCCCTGTTGGATCTGATACACAGCGCCACTGTGATCTCGGCCGCGCAAGGCAGCAGTTTGGTGGAGTACCAAGACCAGGTACAGGCCGAGCAGGTGCAGGAGGTGTTTATCACCGCCATCGAGCGCGCCCAGGAGCGTGCCAGCGACACGGTGTACCAGCACCTCGAGCAGGTACGCGTCGACCTCATCAAAGACCTCGGCTCTCGCGGCGCGGGCTTGCCGTCGGTAACGCGGCTGACGCCAGCCCATACCCTGCCGGCCCTGGTACAGGCCTATCAAATTTATGGCGACAGCCGTCGCGAAGAGCAGTTGGTGGCCCGCAACCGGATTTGCCATCCCGGTTTCGTGCCGGCAGGTGAACCATTGGAAATACTGCAATGACTACCGACACTAACAACCCCGGCCGGGCCGAACTGAATATCGGGCGATCGCGCTTCGAAGGCTGGACTTCGGTTTCGGTAACGCACTCCATCGAACAAGTGGCCTCCAGCTTTGAACTGTCACTGACTGACCGTTGGGCGGTTAGCCAAGAGCCACGTCAAGTGCGTGGCGGTGACGCTTGCGGCTTGGCGCTCAATGACCAGCCGCTCATCAACGGCTATATCGACGCGGCACGTCCAGGTTACGACGCCAATGCCCGCCGCCTGCGAGTAAGTGGTCGGGCTAAGACCTGTGACCTGGTGGACTGCTCTTTACCCCTGGAAGGTGGCCAATTCAAAGGCCAGAGCCTGGTGCAACTGGCCAAAGCGTTCTGCGCCCCCTTTGGCATTGAGGTCGTTAACACCGTGCCCGAAGCCAATCAGCCTGTGGCAGCGAATTGGCAACTGGAACCGGGCGAGACCGGCTTCGAATCCCTTGAGCGTGCGGCCCGGTTTGCGCGCTGCCTGTTGACGTGCGACCCGGCCGGGCGCCTGGTCATTACACGCGCCGGTACTGCCGTGCTGCCCGTTCACCTGCGCCATGGCGAGCAGATCGTTGAAGCCGATGGTGACTTCGACCAACGAGATCGATTTTCGGAATACACCGTTAAAGGAGATTCGTCCGCAGGCGGCTCCGACTTTGATGAAATGGACGGTGAGTCTGCGACGCAAAGCGTTGGCCGCGCGACCGATGACGGTGTGCGCCGTTATCGCCCGATGGTTCTCATTGGCGAGGACAACCTGGACAACCAGAAGGCGGGGCTGCGAGCGGACTGGGAAATGCGTACACGTCGCGCCCGATCGGAAAAGGTCGAGGTCACGCTGCAGGGCTGGAACATGGAGGGCACCAACCTGCTATGGCCGATCAACCACCAGATCCGGATCACGGATCCGTGGCTAGGGCTGGATGCTCGGTTGCTGCTCATCACCGCAGTGACATTCACCAAAGATGGACAAGGCACCCGCACCAAGCTGTCGCTCATGCCGCGTGAGGGCTTTGAGGTCGACCCTATTCCGCCCAAGGCGAAAAAGAAAAAAGGCGATGACGACGAGGAGGGTTGGTCATGAGAGGTCCACTAGGCGCCCTTCAGCGCGGTATCAAGTTGATGGTTGGCCGCTGCTTGCTTGTGGCAGTCAATGACGATCTGCAGCGGCAGAACGTACAGGTTCGCCTACTGGAAGGTGAAGTCGCCGATGACATCGAGCACTACCAGCAGGCCGGTTTTACCAGCGTGCCGTTGTCCGGCGCCGTTGGGCTGTTTCTCGCCTCGGGCGGCAAGCGCTCCGGCCTGGCTGCGTTTCTCCTGGAGAACAAGGAAAAGCGTCTCAAAGGCCTGAAGCCCGGCGAGGCGGCGATCTATCACATCGGCGAAGGCCATCACCTAGTGCTTAAGGAAAACGGCGTAGCCACGCTGATATGCAAGCGTTTCGAGGTGGAGGCCAGTGACCAGGTGCACTTCGAGACGCCGATGGCCACGTTCAGCGGCGACGTTGAAATCGCCGGTATCAGCACCGCATCGGATCACCTGAGTAGCGGCGTCAGTGGCAAGGGCCACGAGCACACCGGCAACCTCGGCCAACCCACCAGCCCACCCGTCGGAGGCCCGTAATGGACTTGGCCATGGTTTGGCGCGACGGCTTCGGCTATCTGCACCTCGACGGCCCGGACTTGGCGGTCGACGACGGTTTGCGTAGCACCGTGTTGGTCAGCCTGTTCACCGATCGCCGCGCCAATGAGGACGACCGAATCCCGGACGGCAGTGGCGATCGGCGTGGTCATTGGGCCGACAGCTATTTGCCGATCGGCGAACAGGAAGGCTCACGCTTGTGGTTGCTCGAGCGGGAGAAGGCGTTGCCGGAAGTGCTGCGCCGGGCTGAAGACTATGCCCGTGAAGCGCTCGCCTGGATGACCAAGGCCGGCGCGGCCAGCACGATCCAGGCAACCGCCTGGACCACTGGACGACAGGACATGAATCTGCAGATCGATATCACCCGGCCTTCGGGTGAGAGCGAGAGCCTTAAGTTTTTCGATATCTGGAACAAGGAAGCACAGCATGCCATTTGAACGCCCGGATCTGAAAACACTGCTGGAACGTGCAGCCGCCGACGTAGAAGCCCACCTGCCGGGCAGTGACGCCCATGTCAGGGGGCACAAGTTGCACCTGTTGGCCAAGGTCAGCGCGGGGGCGGCGCACGGCCAACATGGTCACCTGGCGTGGCTGGCCAAACAAATCATGCCAGACCAGGCGGACTGGGAAGGCTTGCTAAGCTGGGGCAGTTTAAGAGGCATGAAACCTCTGAGCGCGTCCGGCGCCTTTGGCAAACTGCCGGTCACAGGTCAACCGCTAGCCTTGATCAAGTCCGGCGAGATCTACCAACGGGCAGATGGCTGGCAATACGTCGTGTCGCAAACGATGAACCTGGACGCCACTGGCCAAGCTCTGGTGCCGGTGGTTTCCCTGGTCGGCGGGTATGCCGGCAACTGCGTACCGGGCACTGAGTTGCGTCTGACGCGCGCCGTCGCGCAAATCGGCTCCAGCGTGAAGGTGGGTGCGGACGGTATCACTGGCGGTGCCGACGCCGAGAGCATCGAGTCTTTCCGCGAGCGGGTGCTGTTTCGTTGGCGCAATCCCCCGCAAGGCGGTGCGTTACACGACTACGTCGCTTGGGCGCGTGAAGCCCATCCGGCGGTCACTCGTGTTTGGGCGTACAGCAACGAGATGGGGGCCAACACCATCACCGTGCGCCTGGTCTGTGATCACGACCCGGCGGGTCTGATTCCGACTCAGGCGGTACTCGATGAGGTAGCCGCCTACATTCGCACGGTCATGCCGGCGACACCTGAACTCTACGTCATTGCGCCGGTGCCGTTCGCTGTCGACACCCATGTCTCGCTCCTGCCAAACACGCCTGAAGTGCAGGACGCCGTCACGCTGGAGGTCAAAGACTGGTTCCTGGTCGACCCCGATATCAAGCCAGGCGGTGTGATTTATCGATCACGGCTTTCCGAGGCGATCAGCAAGGCGGCGGACGAACGCGCGCATTCCATTCTTCTGCCGGCGGCGGATCTACCCATGGCACCGGGCGTCATGCCCGTGCACGGCCAACTCACTTTTGAACCTTAAGGAAACGAGCAATGAGCGCATTTAGCGATTACCTGGAAGACAAGCTGCTGCGTCACACCTTGCGCGGTGAGGCCTATGTGCCGCCGGCCGAGCTGTACATCGGACTGTTCACCACCGCCACGGGCGACATGGATGGCGTGGGTGATGAGGTGATCGGCAATGGTTATCTGCGCATTCGAGTCACCTTTGCCGAGCCGTTGCCTGACGTCGATGGCAGCTCCTATTGCGCCAACGATACAGACTTGCGCTCCCCGCAGCCCAGCTCTGCTCCTTGGGGCAACGTCAGTCACTTTGCCCTTTTTGATGCGGCGGCGGGAGGCAATCGTCTGTACCACGGCGCGCTGCAGGCGCCGCGCCTGATCGAGGCCAACGATCTGTTTTTCGTCGCGGCCGGCGATCTCATGATCAAGCTGAACTAACGCCATGGCCGTCTACAAGAACCCCTTGCGCGCAGGCATGGCCTGCGGTCTGCCGATCGCCACCTGGGTGCAATCATCCAGTGCTGCCGTGGTCGCGAGGGCATCGGCCGGTTGCGACAGCCAGCGTATGAGGCAAAGCAGCGCGGCGGTGTCTGCAGTTGCCCTCTGCCACGTGACAGGGCACCGGTTGCGGCGAGCCGAGGGACGAATTAACGCATGGGCATTTGTTCAGGCGCACGCGTATCGCCTGCGTCGTGGTGAGGCTCAGGTGCTCGCCATCGCGCAAGTGCAGGCCAAAGGCGCGGTCTGGGTGCCGCTTCAGCCGGAACGACTCGTGCGCTACCGGCGCTACAGCAAGGCCGACTTTCAGCAGATGCTGCTCAATTTAACGCCACGCGGCCGAGCCTGGCCACGCGATGGCGAGGACGCCGCCGTGATGATGGCCTGGGCTGAGGGGATGCACCGCATCGAGCAGCGCGGCTGGAAGCTGCTCGAGCAGTGGGATCCGCGCCGAACCGACGAATTATTCGAGGATTGGGAACGGTTTTTTGAACTGCCGGGCACCGGCACGCAAGACCAGCGCCGCCAGGCTCTGATTGCTGAATGGCTGGCCGGCGGCACGTTGAGCCGATCGGACATTCGCGACCTGCTCGATCGCCTCGGCGTTATCGCCACGGTGGAGTTTGTCCGGCCGTTTCGGGTGGGCCTATCAGCGGTCGGTGATTCGCTGGCCACCGATTGGTACAGCACCTGGATCGTTTATGTACACAACCCGGCTCAGGTTGACCTGATCTGGCTGCAGCACTACCTGCGTCGTATCGCCCCAGCGGGCGATTACGTGCACGTCGTCGCAGACCCAAGGCCTTAAGGAGGCGCGATGGACCGTATTTTCAACCCCGACCAAACCAACGATGACCGCCGGTTTACCGAGGGTGATGACGTCACCGACGTCGACGCTACGCCGCTTGATCAAAAATGGCTTAACGATGTCCAGGACGAGCTTTGCAACGCCGCCACCATGGACGGTGATGCGCTCGATGCGAACAACCAGGAGCAACTGAAGGCAGTCATTGCACGCCGTACCACCCAGGCTGACGTGCAGGAAGGCGCGTTCAGTCGCTCGGTGAACGTGGGCAATGCCGATAGCCTGGCCGGCGATTTCATCCCGCCGGTCATGACTCTGACGGATGGTCTCACCCTGCAGCTGCTGTGCTTGCAAACCAACACTCAGCCCGCTGTCGGGTTCACGCCGCACTCTGGCCACGTACCTGGCAAGGGCGTGGTTAAGGCTCAGGGCGAGGCCTTGCAAGCTGGGGATATCCCGGTGGGCTGGGCGGACTTTCGTTATTCCCAGACTCTGGACAAATGGCAACTGCTCAATCCTGCAAGTACGCCTTCCAATTGCAAGGTCGAGGTATACACCACCACCGGAACGTGGACCAAGGCGCCGGGGGCTAAATCAATCCATCTGCTGCTGATCGGCAGCGGTGCCGGGGGCGACAGTGGTGCGGTGACTGCACCTGGTATCGCTGCCAGCGGGGGTGACAGCGGAGGCGGCGGCGCCGTCTTTATGGGGACGTTCGACGCCTCTGTCATACCTGCCAGTTTGGCGATCGCGGTGGGTAGAGAGGGTGTAGGGGGGGCGCCTTCCTCGACCTCAACCAAAAACCCCGGAACCAAAGGCAACGACACTAATTTTGGATTGGTTGCTGTCGCCAAGGGAGCCTCGAACTCCTTCAGTCCAGGTCTCAGCTACACCCCCGGCATGTTTACAGGTGCTCCACGAGTGCGCGCCAATGTCGGTGGTGGTGCCTCGGTAAGCCGCGACGCGCTCTCTGTCACTGGTGGCGCCTTCGCGACAGGCATGCCCCCCGGATCCTCCGGAGCCGGTATCAGTGGTGCAGATGTCGTTGCCTCTTCCAATGGCTTTAACTACTTCTCGCTGATGTACAACGCGACCGGCTATACACCGGGTGCGGGTAACCACGGTTCGGACGCCACCTGCTACCTCAACGGCAGAAGCGGTGCGGGTGGTGGCGCTTCTGCCACTGCGAACGGAACGGATGGAGGCGATGGCGGCAAGTACGGATGCGGCGGTGGTGGTGGCGGTGCCGCAAGACCGCCGTTTATGTCCGGCAAGGGCGGAGATGGTGGTCCAGGCATCGCCGTGGTCACTACCTATTTTTAAGGAGCACCTATGAACTATCTCCAGATCCCCGGCGAACCAGACTGCATTATTTGGCAGGACGAGCTAGGAAACAGTGGCGTCATCCGCATCGGCGACCCGATGTGGGACACGTATCAAGAGTGGCTGCTTGCCGGTAATGCCCTGGGCTCGATGTCGCCACTTGATGCGCGTTCGCTGGATCAACTGCGCGCGTTTGCTATTGCAGCGATCAACGCTACTGCAGACGCTGCGCTTGAGCCGATCACAAGCCAATACCCAAGAACCGAAATCGATTCATGGCCAGAGCAATGCCTGGAGGCTCGCGCCTGGTTGACTGATCCGAACTCCAGTACGCCGCTGCTCGATGCCATCGCCGGCAATTTGCGCCCCGAACAGAAAAAGGTGTTTTGCCTGATCATCTTGGGCAAGGCCGAAACTTATAAGGTCGCCGTCGGCTCGGTGATTGCCTGGCGTCGCGTCTGTACCCTGTGGGTTGAAAACCAGACCGATCGCGAACGGCTGATGAGCTTCTCGCCGCAATATGCGGAGGTGCCCGATGCATCGTAACGATCACGTCACGGCCACTAATGGACTGCACCATAAAGGTGACCCGCAGACCAACCGGCCGGCCACGGTCGTGACTCACGACCTCATGAATGCGCTGCAGGAGGAAATGGCTCATGTGGTGCTGGCCTATTTGCCCTCGCTGGAAAAGGCCGACAACACCCAGTTGCTGCAAGCCATTCGTGCGGCGATCGGCAACTCCCTGACGAGCGGCGACTATGTCACCCGCCCCGAGTTGGGGAATGCGGCTTTTAAGGATACGGGTGCTGGAGCCAACCAAGTCGCTGCAGGGAACCACGGGCACCCCGATCTGACCCGTCTGGTGGATTTCAATGGCCATGTGTATGCCGCCGATCCCCACGCCCAGTACGTGCTCCGATCGCTGCTGGGCGACGCCGCTTTTCGCAATGTCGGAGCGAGCGGCGGTCAGGTGGCTGCAGGCGATCACACGCATGCGGAATTCGCGCTCGCAGCACGTGCCTACTATTCGGACGTGTACTCCTATGGTGCGACCGATGCCGGGCAGGCCTTGAGCCTTGCCGCCTCGGCCCTTCCCATCAAAACAGGTGACACGCTGTTTGTACGCTGGCAGCAGTACTACCTCTATGGCACTGGCAACGGTACCGCCGGGGCTTATCGCAGTGTTTACACCTACTGGCTCTACCAAGCGGGCTGGCACGTCATTTCGGAGCGACTCTAATGTTTGATATTCCCCAACCATTCGGCCAAGGCAAGCGCCCGATGTTTGCTCTGTTCAACCGTCTTTCAGGCGCCCACGTGATGTATGTGGGACGCATGGGCAATGAACCGCCGCAGATCAACGAAACCCACTTCATCGCCAAGGCGGTGGAGATCGATCCCGATCGGGAAATGATCGTCGGCACGGTCGACGCGTTTCAGATCGTCCTGCAGGCTGAGCAGGCGCCGGTGGTCGATGAGTACACCCTCAATGCTCGATGCCGAGACAAAATCCTCAAGATGTACCCAACCCATCGCCAGCTCAATATCTTGGCCGACGTGCTGGAAACAATGATCGGTGAGCTGAATCTCAGCGGGCCTGCCATCGACGAATTTGCCGGCATGCGCCAGTACATCGACGAATGCCAGGTGCGCAATGACCGCTACAAACAGGCGTATGCAAAAAGTGCCGACTTCACCTACCTGGACAAGGCTGCGCTGGGTCAACGTGTACTCGATGAGCTGGACGGTGGACTGCACGAAGTGATTGGCAGTCCGATGGGCACAGTCACCACGCCATTTCACAGGGGTGCACCATGATTCGTTTTGAGCAATGTGATCCTGTCCTGTGCACCGCCGTGCGTGATGAGGCGTGCCGGATGTTCGAGCTGGCGCCGTCGCGCTTCACCGATCGCTCCAAAATGTTCGTCAACCACGGAATAGCCGGAGACTCAGGCCGCTACTACAGCGTTCGACATGACGCCTGTCCGACCGAAGTTCGCAACTGGTTGGGGCAACTGGCCCCACGGCTGGCCGGTTATGAGTTGGACCAGGCATACATCAATGCGTACCCGATCGGCAGCTTCATTCCGCCGCACCGTGACAACACCCGCGAAGGACACCTGGCCATGGTGGTGGTGCCGCTGCAAAGCGATCCGGTACAAGGCGTGACCTGGTACGACGAGCAAGGTGTGGCGCACCACGTGGTCGACGAGATTGGCCAGGCTGTGATTTTCCATAGCCTGGCGATCGTTCATGCCGTCCCGTTTGTGACGCAACCACGTTTCTCTGTTGTTTACCTATATCGGTGACCGTATGACCTTACTCAATCCGGCCTTTCATAATCAGACCGTCACCCAGCTTCCGCCTGTCAAGGTGAAGCGCAGAGTACTCACGGCTGAGCAGTTGCAGCCCCTGCAGCAGTTGGTGCAGGTACATGTGAAACCACGACCACACGTGCGGGGCCACCAGCAACGCCTGGGGGCCGGCAACACGGCGAATCTGAGCCGCTATCGCTCCTTGAAAGAATACTACTGGCCAGCGGGTTCCGTGGAGACCTTAAGGCCTTTGGCGCATATCGTCGACCGCGAGGCCACCCATTGGCTGCTGTATTTCGATAAAGGCGACTTCCTGGACGAGCAAGACGCCTGGGTCGAGCGGCGCACGCCGGTGGACTTCTACCTGGTCGCGCTATTCGCGGAACAGCACCTAGTCGTCGACGGTAAGGACTGTGTCCTTGCTGCAGGCGACGCCATCCAGTTCGCGCCCTCGTATCGTCACGCAGTGCCGCCGGTCGACCGAGAGTCGGCCTGGCTCTGTTTTATGGTGTTTCGGGATCTCTAG